CTGATGTTTTGTCAGCGGAGATCGAGAAATGGGGGATACCAATCCCTCTTCATGATCAATCCGTTAATCAAAACCTTGCAATGCTCGGGTCTATTGATGGGTCATTGGCAACCATAGACCTATCGCATGCATCTGATTGCATATCGAAGAGTTTATGGCGTACAATTTTCCCATCGAAGTTTGTGGAAATTATAGATCCATTGCTTGGAACACACACTTTAATTACCCGTGGAAAAGGGGATAAAGTTGAGATGGTCCTTCGAGTAATGCAACAGATGTCCACAGCTGGACATACGTTGACATTCATACTGGAGTCCATCGTATTCTGGGCAATAGCACAGGCAGCAACACTTACAGTTGAATTATTCACCGATGAATATATGGAAGATATATCCGTATATGGTGATGATATCATCTGTGATTCGCGCTGCTTCCAGACCGTTGTTGAGTTCCTTGAGGCGTTAGGGTTCATTACTAATGAATCCAAGTCTTACTCAACAGGGGATTTCCGGGAATCTTGTGGCTTAGATGCCATCGGGGGTATCGACGTCACATCGATATATTTCCCGAGATTCCCAATCCGGGGAACTGTGAATGAGAAGACGGGAAAGGTAAGTCTTTCCGGTTTAATCAGTAAAGATTCATTTAAGGATGAATATTTTGATTCACTAATGTCTCTAATCAGTCTGCAGCATAGACTCTTCTATGTTGCATATCCCGCATCTTTCTTTATCCTCCGTGTCATCCGTTCGTATAAGAATGTGACTTCATCTATCCCAGGGTCATTGAATAATGATCTTTGGGATTATGTTGAGACATGGAAGGATGGAAGAGCTCCAATGAAGGAGCCAGAAGCAATCATGAAAAAGGTACCTAAAGAGTACTGGTTCAGAAAGTTGAAGAGTACTCCTAGGGTCATTTTCCAGGCTCAGAAGAGAGATGGGTCCATCAAAACTTATGATGACCTATCCGAAACTGATCGCAGATTGCTCCACAGTCATACCTATAGAGAATTTTTGAAGAAAGGGTCATTATCTACTGATCGTGTCTTCGCCCTCTTGGGTATTGTGGATCCACCTAATTCGGTGGAAACTCTGTTTGGTAGTCCCATAATCAAATGGGG